CCTTCGAGTAATGCCGATATAAACGACATTAACATAGCTGAGAATTGTCCTGCTAGTGGATTGAATAATGCCATTAGAGAATTGATGGCACATTTGAAGAACGTAGACACTGGCTCTCAGGCACTAACTGCTTTATCGGTTGCAGGAAGTGTGACCGCAACAACTTCTCTTAAAACTCCATTAATAGAATTTACTGATGGCGATAATGCTTTGACTATTGCTGATGGTGGCAATGTTACAGCAAATGCAAATCTTACAGTTACTGGTGATCTTATAGCATCAAGTCTAAATGGTGGTCAGTTTGGGGGTCGCAGAAATATCATAATTAATGGTCGTATGGATTTCGACCAAAGAAATGGTGGAAGTGAAGTAGTTCCTGCATCTGATGCTTATACTTTAGATAGATTTCGTTACAATGCATCACAAGCATCTAAGTTAAAAGTTCAACAAAATGCACAAGCAGATACACCACCAGAGGGATTTTCAAATTATTTAGGTGTTACAGTTAATGCTACACATACAGTTGCATCTACAGATAATTTTTTTCTAACTTATTTTGTTGAGGGTTTTGATTCAGCACATTTAGATTTTGGCAAATCTACAGCAAAAACAGTTACATTATCATTTTATGTACGTTCTACTTTAACTGGTACATTTAGTGGCTCAATAGTTAATAGTGCAGAAAATAGAGCATACCCATATACATATACAATCAGCAGTGCCGACACTTGGGAACGTAAAACAATTACCATTGCAGGAGATACATCAGGCACTTGGATAGGTGCAACAAATGGTAAAGGTTTGATGCTTACATTTAGTCTTGGTATGGGTTCTAACTTTACTGGAACGGCAGGGCAATGGAATGGTGCTCAAGATTTTGGTGCAACTGGTGAGACTGTTAAACTAGTAGAAAATGCAAGTGCCGAATGGAAAATGACTGGATTGCAATTAGAAGTAGGCTCACAAGCCACACCATTTGAGCATTTAAGTGTAGGGGAAAGTTTAAATTTGTGCCAGAGGTATTATTTTGTACATAACCCTGATGGTTTGCAAACTTATTTGTACGCAGGAGCATATACAGCACATACAACTACTGCTCTTCATGGTGTAAATTTTCCTACGACTATGAGGTCAGCACCAACAGTCGGTAGTTTTACAACTAGTCAACTTAGTGGCATGACTACAAACACAGAGGTAGGGTTCTGTAGATTTGTTTGTTCTGCTACATCTAATGGGTCTGTTGCGAAAATAACCAGTGCAGTTTCTTTTGATTCGGAGTTATAATTTATGGAAAATATGAATATTACATCAGCCCAACATCAAGTAGATGTAGAGGGTTCTACGAGTGTTTCAATGAAAGCCACAATAGATGGACAAATAATGTTTGTACCACTAGACCCTGACAACAGACACTACCAAGCAATCCTTGAATGGGTAGCTGAAGGCAACACAATAGAGGAGGCAGAATAATGGCAAAAGATAAAATCACCGAATATGATGCAACAGCAAACAACAATACAGTGGTGGGAGATGTAAATCTAGCTGAAAATTCAGCACTGCCTTCAGACATGAATAATGCAGTTAGAGAAGTTATGTCACATTTGAAGGAGTTCTCAGCAGGAACGTCAGGTGTTGATGTTTTATCTTTTCAGGATGATGACAACTCGCATCAATTAAAGTTTCAAGCACCAACAAGTGTTACAACATCTACAACATTTACTTTACCTGATGGAGATGGATCAAGTGGTCAGGCGATTGTAACAAATGGATCAGGCACATTAAGTTTCAGCAATGCAGGCGGTGGATCTTTTGTAGGCGAAAGCGGTGGCGGACTTGGAGACATTATCAGGGTGCATGAGAATGAATTAAATACCTCAGCAACAGTGGCAACAAATACAAATGGATTATGTGCAGGGGCATTGACAGTGGCTTCAGGAGTTACGTTAACTGTTAATGGCACACTAGTTATTGTTTAGGAGATAGAATGACAGATACACCTGAATTTCAAGGAACACATTTATGGGATCGATTATGTTGGGCAAAAGAAAATCTAGAGCCTTATAGATCAGAATATTGTGTTGTGTGGGAAGATCAAGAAGATCCTGATAATCCTGCAAAGGTAACTCATCCTGATCCTAATTGGATGGCTTGTGCTTTGAAAGGTGGAATATTACCGCCAGTAGAGGTTTATTGGGAATTGAAAAAGGATGAAGAAAAGCCTGACTTCACAAAACACACTAGAGGTTATTTGTTGCATAATACAAAGCCTTTAGATGCAATGACTGAGGAAGAAAGTATTGAATATTTAATTATGAAAGATTTACCTCGTCATGTTTGGATGAATTGGGATAAGGCAAATAAACCACGATTAGTTATCTGCAAAAAATCACAGTTACCAAAAACAAGAACATGGAGAAATTCATGGAAAATATCAGAAGAATTAACAATCAACCAACAAGAGGTGGCTTAAATGACTACAAATATAATTGATAAGGATGGGAAATCTATCGATGCCTCAACCGCAACTGTACCTTCAGATCGACATTTTAGAAATGCATGGACATTAAATGGTTCTGTAATTACTGAAGATCTAACTGAAGCTAAAGTTATTTTCAAAGATAAAATTAGAGAAGTTAGAAAAGAATTATTAGAAGCTGAAGATGTTGTCTATATGAAGGCATTAGAGGCAGACGATGCAAGTGCAAAAAGTGCTTCTGTTACTAGAAAAACATCATTAAGAGATGCCCCTTCAGCAAGTGCAATAACAAGTGCCTCAACTATAGCTGAATTAAAGTCAGCATGGGATGCGGATTTATTAGGTGCAAATCCTTATTCATAGGAGATTAAATTGAGTTCACAATTAAATGTAGACACCATTGTAGATAAAGCAGGGTCAGGTGGCACGAATGTAAAGATAGGTAATACCTCAACCTATGTGTCTGATGGTGGTGCAGTTATACAAAATACTGTACAAGGATTGGCTAAAATGTGGGTTCACTTTGCAGGTTCTGGTAGTCAAACTGTTGGAGACTCTTTTAATCATGCTAGTATTACTGATGATGCTGTTGGAAGGTATACAGTTGATTACACTAACAACATGAATAATACTAGCTATTCTGGAAGCTACGATGCTACAGCAGTTAATAATAATTCTGGAGAAGCAACATATATTCAAACTCATGGAACAAGTGCTGTTAGTGTAAAGCATTATGAAAATGGAACTAATTATGACAGTTCCGAAAATGTTGTTACAATTCACGGAGATTTAGCATAATGGCATCACAATTAAAAGTTAACACCCTTACTGGTGTAACCACAGCAGGATCTATTAATGTTACTGGTGAAGGCAATAGTACAACAACTAATCTGCAACAAGGGTTGAGTAAGGCATGGGTAAACATTGACGGCACGGGTACAATAGCATCAAGGGATTCATTCAATGTATCAGGATTAGTAGATAATGGAACTGGTGATTACACTATTAACTTTTCAGTATCTATGTCAGATACAAATTACTCACCATCTGGCACAACATCAGTTGTAAATGATGGGGGTTCAACCCCAAGAAGTGCAATAGCAGAATGTGCAACACTAGCAACTCACCAAATTAGAACAATAGTAAGCTATCACGAAAACACCAAGCTAGACAGTGAAATAGTAAGTAATCAAATATTTGGAGACCTCGCATAATGGCTAGTATAGGAGAAAACAAATGAGTACATTAAACGTAGATGCACTAGTTGGAAACACCTCTGCTAATGCTATAACTGTTAGAGGTGAAGGTTCAGCTACTACTAGTTTACAGCAAGGGTTGACAAAGGGTTGGACATTCACTGCTGATAATGCTGTTGCTGACAGTTTTAATACAAGTGCTTTAACAGATAATGGAACTGGTGATTATAGCTTTACAATTACAAACAATATGGCAAACGGAACATTTTCTGTAACTTCTAATGTTGCAGAAAACATAGTTTTAATTTTGTTTAACATTGCTAGAACAACAAGTGCTTATAGAATTGGATTAGCATACATAGATGGCAATAAATATGATAAAAATTCAAGCACTGTTATACATGGAGACCTCGCATAATGGAGATAGAGGCAACATTACTATGGAACTTAGTTCTGACTTTAGTGATATTGCCTTTTGGATGGGCATTTTCAAAAATGTTTGCTGAAGTTAAAAGACTACAAATCCTGCTAAATAAAACTCGTGAAGAATATTCCACAAAAGAAGATCTCAGAGATACGTCAGGTCGTGTAATGGAGGCACTACATAGACTTGAAGATAAATTAGACAAAGTTCTTTCCAAA